ACCATACTGTTTTATCATCAAGCCAATTGATGGTAGGAGGTATGACAACATAAGAACTTACGGACAAACTGAGTTCATTGTAAGTGCCTCCCAAGAAGATCATACTGTATCAAATAGATTTGCAAAAGTAGTATCTGTTCCAATTTATTATAATGGGCCAATAGCACCTGGAGACATTGTGGTAGTGCATCACAATGTTTTTAAGTTTTACTATGATATGCGCGGAAGACAGAAGAGTAGTTGGCATCATTTAAAGGACGACCTATTTATAGTTGAGCCTGAGCAAGTGTATCTATACTCCAAAGATAAAAACCTTTGGAGTGCACCATCTCCATTTGTTTTTATTAGACCTATTCCATCTGATGATAAAATATTCAGTCCGATAAATGGGCTTGAGGATTTGTGGGGTGAATTGGTTTTTAAGAATGATGAATTGGGTGAAGTAGAGGTTGGTGATATTGTGTCATTTACTCCAGATAGTGAGTATGAGTTTAGAATTAATAACGAGATTCTTTATAGAATGTATAATCGGAATATATGTCTAAAAAAATAGAAATACTTGAGGCCGCTAAGGTTGCAATTGATGAGTTGATAAAGGTATTAAAAGAACCTATTATTACTCGATCTGAGGATGATATATCTGCTGATAAGTTAAAGAATGCAGCGTCAGCTAAAAGATTAGCATTTGAGGATGCTTTGAATATGTTGCAAAAGATTGAGGAGGAGGAGAACAAAAGTAATAACATTGTAACTACAGTAACTGCTGGCACAGGAGGATTCGCAGAAGGAAGAGCTAAAAAGAAGTAACATTAAATACTTTTTGCAAAAGCATATATAAATGGAAAATAATCTTTACAAAATACTTGATGATTATATTGCAAAAAATGTAATACTAACTAAGAACAGAAATAAATCTTGGGAGTATGGCTATGATCCAAAATATGATTTGGTAGTTATATCAAAGGATGGAACTATTGGTGAGATATATGAGATTAATAGTGTAAAGATAGCTATACCATCAAAACCTGAAAAAATTGCAAGTTTCGATAATAAATGGAAGCCGCAAGAGTATCCATCAGAACTTCAAAAGATAAAGACAATATTTGATTGGAATAGAAGAGACAATGCTTTTAAATCAAAGTATGTTGACTTAATTGAAGGTGAGTTTGACAAAAGGGAGAATGGTTATTGGTTTATGAATAATAGTGTTCCTACTTATATAACAGGAACGCATTATATGTATTTGCAATGGACAAAGATTGATATTGGTCTACCTGACTTCCGAGAATCAAATAGGATATTCTATATTTATTGGGAAGCATGCAAAGCTGACAATAGGTCATTTGGTATGTGTTACCTAAAGAACAGGCGTTCTGGTTTCTCATTTATGTCTAGTTCTGAGATAAGTAATACAGGTACAATAGTTCGAGACTCTAGGATTGGTATACTATCAAAGACAGGATCTGATGCCAAGAAAATGTTTACTGATAAAGTTGTTCCAATTGTAAGAAACTATCCATTTTTCTTCAAGCCAATTCAGGATGGTATGGACAATCCAAAGACTGAGTTAGCGTTTCGCGTTCCTGCTAGTAAGATTACTCGTAAGAATATGGATCAGGAGAATCAAGATGATATTGATGGACTTGATACAACAATTGACTGGAAGAACACAGCTGACAACAGTTATGACGGTGAGAAGTTATTAATGCTTGTGCACGATGAATCTGGAAAATGGGAGAAGCCTGAGAACATATTAAACAACTGGCGAGTAACAAAGACATGTCTTAGGTTAGGTAGTAAGATAGTTGGTAAGTGTATGATGGGTTCTACATCGAATGCATTGTCAAAGGGTGGAGAGAACTTTAAGAAGTTATACAACGATAGTAATCCAACATCAAAGTCTGCCAATGGACAAACTAAAAGTGGATTATATTCTTTATTTATACCAATGGAGTGGAATATTGAGGGATATATAGATGAATATGGTTGGCCTGTATTTGAAGATCCTGAGAAATCAGTAAAGGGTATTGATGGAGAGATGATATCTCAAGGAGTTATTACTTGGTGGAATAATGAGGTTGCTGCATTGAAAAGTGACTCAGATGCATTGAATGAATTTTACCGACAGTTTCCAAGGACTGAATCACATGCATTTAGGGATGAATCAAAACAGTCAGTATTTAACTTGACAAAGATATACCAACAGATTGACTACAATGATTCTTTGATTAAGGATCACGTTTTAACAAGAGGTTATTTCCATTGGAAGAATGGTAAGTTGGATAGTGAGGTAGTCTGGACACCTGATAAGAATGGTAGATTTTTAGTATCTTGGATTCCAAATCAGCAACTGAGAAATAGAGTTATAACAAGAGGTGGGAAAAAGTATCCTGGTAATGAGCACATGGGTGCTTTTGGGTGTGACCCTTATGACATATCAGGAGTTGTTGGTGGAGGAGGTTCGAATGGTGCGTTACATGGTATGACTAAGTTTCATATGGAGGAAGCACCAACGAATGAGTTCTTTTTAGAATATATAGCAAGACCTCAGACTGCTGAGATATTTTTTGAAGATGTTTTAATGGCTTGTATTTTTTATGGTATGCCATTATTAGCTGAGAACAATAAGGCTAGGTTGTTGTATCATTTTAAGAACAGAGGATATAGGGCTTACTCAATGAATAGACCTGACAAGCATAAGACAAAGCTGTCTAAGACTGAGATAGAGATAGGTGGTATACCTAACTCATCTGAGGACGTAAGGCAGGCACATGCGGCAGCAATTGAGACATATATTGAGGAGTATGTTGGTCTTGATACTGAGGGAACTTATAGAGATCCTGACTGTATGGGATCTATGTATTTTACAAAGACTTTAGAAGATTGGGCTAGATTTGATCCAAATAATAGAACAAAACATGATGCTTCTATTAGTTCAGGTCTAGCTATAATGGCTACACGTAAGCATTTATTTGAAACAGAGAAAAAAGAATCGAAAATAAGTATTAAATTTGTAAAATACGACAATCGTGGAATTAGAAGCGAAATACTAAAATAATGGAGAAATTATCAGTTGTAATTTATCAATCACCATTTCCAAATCAAATGGCTAGTGACGAGGAAAAGTCAACTACCGAGTATGGATTAAAGGTAGCCAAGTCTATTGAGGGTGAGTGGTTTAAACGTAAAGCAAATACATGTCGGTTCTATGATCAATGGGGTGAATTCCATCGTTTAAGATTATACGCAAGAGGTGAGCAACCTGTACAAAAATATAAGGATGAGTTATCAGTAAATGGAGATATGTCTATGTTAAATTTAGACTGGACTCCAATTCCTATTATACCTAAGTTTGTTGATATTGTTGTCAACGGAATGAATGATAGGCTTTTTACAATTAAAGCTGAATCTCAAGATGTTATGTCTGCTGAAAAGAAAAACATATTTCAAGATATGATTGAGGCTGACATGATAGCTAAAGATTTCTTACAGATGACAAAAGATCAATTTGGTATTGATGCCTTTAATGTTAATCCTGATGAGTTGCCTGAGAATGATGAAGAGCTTTCATTATATATGCAGTTAAAATATAAACCTTCTATAGAGATTGCTGAGGAGGTTGCTATTGACACTATTCTTAAAATGAATGAATACTCAAAAATAAAGAAGTTAATCGATTATGATTTAACTGTTTTGGGTAAGGCTGTTGCAAGACATACATTTTTAGTTAACGATGGATTAAAAGTTGATTATGTAGATCCTGCAAACTTCATTCATAGCTACACTGAATTGAATGACTTTTCAGATTGCTATTACTTTGGTGAGGTTAAGCAGGTTCATTATACTGAGCTTTTAAAAATTAATCCAAACTTAACTGACGATCAATTAAAAGAAATACGTAACGCTTCATCTGCTTGGTATGACTACTTTCCTATTATTAGAAACTATCAAGATGATGCATTCTTAAATGAGGTTGTAACATTACTTTATTTAAACTATAAAACCACTAAAAGATTTGTTTGGAAGAAGAAAATTCTTGAGAATGGTGGTGAGCGAGTTATCAGAAAGAATGATACATTCAATCCTCCTGTTGAGGAAGGAATGATGTTTGAAAAAGTTGAGACAGTTCGTGATGTATGGTATGAAGGTATATTGGTAGGTGGGTCTAATATTATGTTGAAGTGGGACATGATGAAGAACATGGTTAGACCTAAGTCAGCTACACAAAGAGCACTTCCTAACTATGTAATGTTTGCGCCTAGAATGTACAAAGGAAATACTGAGTCATTAGTAAGACGCATGATTCCTTTTGCCGATCAGATACAATTGACTCACTTAAAGTTACAGCAAGTAATGAACAGGGTAGTTCCTGATGGGGTGTTTATTGACGCTGATGGTATCAATGAGGTTGACCTAGGAACTGGAGCAGCATACAATCCAGAGGACGCTTTAAAACTATATTTTCAGACTGGTAGTGTTATTGGTAGAAGTTACACGCAAGATGGTGAGTTTAATAATGCTAGAGTTCCTATACAAGAGTTGAATTCAAATAGTGGTCAATCAAAAATGGCTGCATTGATAGGTAACTATAATCACTATCTAAATATGATACGTGATGTGACTGGTATTAATGAGGTAAGGGATGGGTCTACACCTAGTCCTGACGCTTTGGTTGGAGTTCAGAAGCTAGCTGCATTGAATTCAAATACAGCTACTAGACATATATTAGAAGGTGGTTTAAATATAACAAAAAGATTAGCTGAATGTCTATCTATAAGAGTTGCTGATATATTAGAGTACTCTGACTTTGCTGAAGAGTTTGCAATGCAGATTGGTAAATATAATGTTGCGATACTTAATGACATAAAGGATCTTTATTTGCATGACTTTGGTATCTTTATCGAGTTGGCTCCAGATGAAGAACAAAAACAAATGCTTGAGGCAAATATTCAAGTTTCATTACAACAACAGACAATCGACTTAGAGGATGCTATTGATATTAGAATGATTAACAATATTAAGTTAGCAAATGAGTTATTAAAGTTGAAGAGAAGAAAGAGAATGGAGCAGAAGCAGAAAGAACAAGAAATGCAGTTCCAAATGCAAATGCAAAGTAACATTCAATCTCAACAAGCTGCTGCTGAATCTAAAGCTCAATTGATTCAACTTGAAGCTCAGTCTAAGATTCAGTTGAGAGAGGCTGAGATGAATTTTGCTGTTCAACAAATGCAAGCTGAAGCAGCTATTAAAGCTCAATTAATGGATCAAGAATTCCAATACAATATGCAGTTAAAGGGTATTGAGACGGATAACTTAATGAAGCGAGAAGAGAAAAAAGAAGAAGCTAAAGATAAGCGAGTTGATCTTCAAGCAACAAGACAATCTGAATTAATTAATCAAAGAAAGAATAACTTACCACCATTGAACTTCGAATCGAGTGAAGATTCTTTGGATGGCTTCGATTTAGAATCATTTAGTCCTAAATAGTGGCATATATAGAACATAATTTTTTCCCTTTGAAGGTATTCGTTAGAAATGAATACATGTATCAATTTAAAAAGGGACATGGTGAATTTACTCAAGGAGTAATTATTTCAGTGAGATGTATGCCAGGGCAGGCAGCATTATTTCAAGTGTTACTTGAGAATGGTGTTATGAGAGATAAATTACCATCACACGCATTACTAACTGAGCCAGAGTTACCAAATCCTGATTTACCATTTCATTACTTACAGATATGGAATTGTTTTAGCTACAGATTCACATTAACTCAATTGTCTTATGTATATGACACAAATGTTGATGTGTATATGAAAGACAGGCAATGGTATAAGGGTAACTATTATGCTACAATTAATTGGGGTTCTAATGATATAAATACTGACATAACATTAGCTGAAGATCCACTAGAGCATAAGTCACATCATATTATATTACTAGAGAACGGACAAATAGCATTGCAGCCAAATAACAGGGTGCGTTGGTATGAGCCTTCTTTTGTTACAAAAGAGTTTCCATCTAAACCTGACTATTTAGTAAACAATGCTTGGTTTAATTGTGAGGGATATGACAAGTGGCATACAGAGGATTCTGATAGGATGTTTTATGATAATGAATAACATAATATGCAAATGCATATAAAACGATTCATTTGTATAATATAGTATGCAGATGCATATAAAAAATAATTATTAACTTTGTAAAAATTTAATTAAATGGAAGGAGAATTTAAAGTAAGAGCAGTTGAGTTCGAGGAGAAGTCAGTTGCAGAGATAGAACAGCAATTGTTGGACGAACATGCTGAAGAAACAGGACAAGTTCAAGATGAGCCACCTGTTGATAAAGTTGATGTTAGTGCACCAATAGATACACCAGTTGAACCTCAAGAGATTGAGATAGACGACAACAAAGTTCTTTCATATATTGGAAAAAGATATAACAAAGAGATTAGCAATCTTGACGAGTTGTTTGAGCAAAGATCAAGCAATGATGATTTAGATCCAGAGGTTGCTACCTATTTGAAGTATAAAAAAGAAACTGGTCGTGGTATCGAGGACTTTATTCAATTAAATAAAGACTATGATTCTATGGATCAGGACCAATTGCTATTTGAATATCGCAAGAACAAAGATAGAGATCTTGATATTGATGATATTAAATTCGATCTTGACACTCAGTTTGGATATGATCCAGACTTTGATGACGAGAAAGAGATTAAGAAAAAGCAGTTGGCTAAGAAAAAAGAACTCACTAAAGCTAAGGAGTACTTTAACGGATTAAAAGAACAGTATAAAGTTCCTCTTGAGTCAAGAGAATCTTTTGTTCCGCAAGAAGAAAAAGAAACTTACGAAGCTTACAAGAGTTATAAACAAGCTACGACTCAAGCGGAGGAGGAGCAAGCAAAAAGGTCAAAGTATTTCGCTGACAAAACTTCTGAGTTATTCTCTGAAAAGTTCGAAGGTTTCGGATTTAGTTTGGATGAGAATAAGAAATTAGTTTATAAACCATCTGAAGCACCTGATCTACTAAAAGAGCAATCTAATCTTCAGAACTTTGTATCAAAGTTTTTGAATGATGAAGGTTATCTTAAGGACGCTGAATCTTTCCATCGTGCTATTGCAGTGGCTTCGAACCCAGAGAAGTTTGCCAAGTTCTTTTATGAGAAAGGAATGGCAGATGCGGTTGACAATGTGGCTAAAGAGTCAAAAAATATTGATATGACTCGACAAGCTACACAAGTTACACCAGCTCCAGGTTTCAAAGTTACAGCTATAGATGATGATCGTGGCAACAGATTAGTAATTAGAAACAAAAACAAAAATTAGAAAAAATGGCTGGTACATTACAAGCGAGTCCTGGTGTAAATATTACACCTAGCTCCGTTAAGGCAACATTGCCTACAAACTACATCACTAACTTCAATTTCTTGAATCAGTATCTTCCTGATACTTATGAGCAAGAATTTGAGCGTTATGGAAACCGATCTATCGCATCTTTCTTGCGTATGGTTGGTGCTGAAATCCCTTCTAACTCTGACTTAATTAAGTGGGCGGAGCAAGGTCGTTTACATACTAAGTATACTGCTGTTACAGCTGTAGGTGCTTCAGGTGGTGATGACTCTGTAACTTTTGACATTGGTACAGGAACTTGTGTTTTCCGAATAGGTCAAACTGTATTCTTATCAAACAATGCTTCTGCATCTTCATCTTACAAAGGTATTATCACTGCTTTACCTGCTTCTGATCGTTTTACAGTAGCTTTCTATAATGCAGGTGGTATCTTAGCAGGTGATACTGGAGCTACATTTACTGCTTTCGTTTATGGTTCTGAATTCAAAAAAGGAGCTAACGGAATGAGCGGTTCTTTAGAAGCTGAAGATAGCTTTTTTGAAGTATCTCCTATCATCATCAAAGATAAATATGTTGTATCAGGATCTGATATGGCTCAAATCGGATGGGTTGAGGTAACTACTGAGAATGGAGCTACTGGTTATTTGTGGTATTTGAAATCAGAGCACGAGACTCGTCTACGTTTTGAAGATTATCTTGAAATGGCAATGGTAGAAGGTGTTATTGCTGAAACTGGTTCTGGTGCTATAGCTGCAACTGGTGATATTGGTAACAAAGGAACTCAAGGTTTATTTGCTTCTATCGAATCAAGAGGAAATGTATGGGCTGGTGGTAATCCATCTGCTTTGGCTGACTTTGATACTATCGTACAACGTCTTGACAAGCAAGGAGCTATCGCTGAGAATGCATTATTCTTGAATCGTCAGTTCTCTTTCGATATCGATGATATGTTAGCTGCTCAAAACTCTTACGGAGTTGGTGGTACATCTTATGGATTATTCGATAACAGCGAGCAAATGGCTTTGAATCTTGGATTCACAGGATTCCGTAGAGGTTATGAGTTCTACAAAACTGACTGGAAATATCTTAACGATGCTACTCTTCGTGGTGGTCTAGTTGGTGGAGCTGTAAACGGAGTTTTAGTTCCTGCTGGTACAACTACAGTTTATGACCAAGTTCTTGGTAAAAACGCAAAACGTCCATTCTTACACGTTCGTTACCGAGCTTCTGAAGCTGAAAACAGACGTTACAAAACTTGGATGACTGGTTCTGCTGGTGGTGCTGCAACTAGCGATCTTGATGCAATGGAGGTTAACTTCTTGTCTGAAAGAGCTCTTTGTACACTTGGTGCAAACAACTTCTTTATCTTCAAAGGATAAGAATAAACACAGAGAGGGTCTTTATTGGCCCTCTCTATTTTAAAAATTTAAATTATATAAAATGGAAAAATTAACAATTAAGAGAGTTGCTCTCGAACCAAAAGACAGAACTTATATTCTGCGAAACAATCAATCACCTTTGTCTTATTATATATCTTCAAAGGATACACCTAGACAACGTTTACTTTACTATTGTCAAGAAACTAATACAAATCACCCACTTCGTTACGCAAGAAACTCAAATACTCCTTTTCAGGAAGAGCAAGACCAAAATGTAATTGTTGAACCAATTGTATTTGAAGATGGTGTTTTGACAGTTCCTAGAACAAATCCAGTTTTACAACAATTCTTACATTACCATCCTGGTAATGGAAGTGAATTTTTTGAATTTGACAATGAAAAAGATGCTGAAGAAGATATTCAATCAATTTATTCAGAACTTGATGCACAGTTGGCCGCTAGAGATTTGGCTGCAAATGACTTTAATACATTAGAAGCTGTTGCTCGTATTTTAGTTGGTGGACAAGTTGATAAAATGAGTAGTTCTGAAATTAAAAGAGACATGATGATTTATGCTAAGAGATATCCACAAGATTTCTTGGAAGCTGTAAATGACCCATCATTAAAAATAAACAACATAGCAGCTAGAGCTATATCAGATGGTTATTTGGTATTAAAGAATAATGGCAAAGACTTGTATTTCAATTTGAAAGAAAACAAAAAGAAATTGTTAACTATTCCATTTGGTGACAATGCAACATCTGTTTTAGCTTCATATTTACATTCAGATGAAGGTATTGAGCTGTATCAGTTCTTGGACGATAAGTTATCAAATAATTAGTATATTTGCATCGTTATTAACTTTTAAAACGTTTTAAAAATGAACAGAAAATTTTTGCAATTTACGATTGGAGCTGCTACTGCACTTCCAAAGGCATTAATTTCAGCTAATGCTGATTATTTAATTACAATGCCATCTACATCAACATTAGTTCTTACCGCTATTGGTGGTGTTGCTACTGCTGATGTAATTACTATTACATTTACTACTGCTGATGATACTTATGCATCTCACTATGCTGTAGTTAATGCATTGGCTTTAGCTAATAG